GGGAGGGGCAGACTATGAGTTATCTGAAAAAGTATACTTGTGTAGGGCCATTGGAGCCTGTATACAAAATTGCAAACAAGGTTCTTGTTCGTTTACACGAGATATTAAACATTGATTCTTGCTATGAAGAAGAGGACGGGGGGATAGATCTTAATAAAACCAATCTCGATAAATATACAAAAGAGACAACGATAGAGTGGAATGACAACTTAGTATTTCATACAGAGGAAATTAGAAACTTGCAATATTGTGAGGATATGAAAAGAGGTGTTTATATAACACCTGGTTTTTCCGGTGGTGACAGGGGGAGGCATGTAGTTGATGTAATCCGAGTGCAGGGGTTTGAAGGAAGGCTTGGGGCAGTAATCCCCGAGATATGCGAATACTTAAAAGAATACCTAGTAAACGACAAATTATATGATGTGTTTGAATTTCAATTAGAGGCGGCGTGTCAAGGCTATTTAGCCTATAGAGATGCAGTTAAAAGAGCGCTAGATGCAATAGACGACCCTAAGTCATCGTATTATAAATCTGCCAAAATATCGGCGAATATATTACGAGAAATATATAATCTTTACAAACTATAGATAGAAAGAAAGACTAACAACTAAATATTTCTCCGAATCGAAACCGATAGGGGAGGCTGACAGCAGAGAGACCGCTAACAGGCGGTTTTTGTGTTGTCCGTCTCCCCGTTTTTTTATTATTAAGGGAGGTATATGAGTTGGAGTATATACTTATTCTTTTATGTTCTTTCGCGGGTGCGTTTGCAGGGGCATACCTGGGGGCAAGGCCGAGAGAAACCCCTAAACCCTCACCTATCCCCCGCGCCAAGAAGGAAACCAAGAAACAGGAACAGCAGAAGGAGGCCGCCAACCAGGCGTTCCAGCAAAAAAAGAAAGCCTGGCTTTACGGCCCAAGCAGGTTCCAGGAAGAAGGTGATAGCTAATGGCAGACAGCCCCCTTGCCTCGCAACAGCAGCAAGACACGGATAAGAAGTTAGCCGATAAAATCAGGAAGCGATACCGCAGCGGCGTTAGCTTCAAGCAGTCGCAGAACTTTTACGAGGATTGGGCGGAGTATGAAAGGTTCTGGAATAGTTCCCAGTGGCCTAATCCTACACCCGATACCGAGGATATGCCCCGTCCTGTTACCAACTATTTCGCCTCCATTATCGAACAGAAAGTGGCGGCGCTAACCTACGAACTGCCGGAGATATACTTTGAACCGGTAGAGAAGAACCCGGATGAAGAAGAGGGCATAGAGTCCCTCGATGTGCAGGCGGCAGAACTGCTGTCAATGGCGGCAGAACACCAGGCCGAGAAGATAGACCTCGAAGAACTATTGGACGGGGGAGTAAGAAGCGGAGGGCTACTCGGCAACGGAATATGGTTCTTCCCCTGGGATAACACCATCATAGGCGGCGGGCAGAAATCCCGCTATGTTGGCGACATAACAGGTTATATCATAGACCCGGCAGACTTCTTCCCGGGAGACCCTACCAACCCTGATATGCAAGCACAGCCCTGGATAATCCTTGCCGAAAGGAGACCGCTGGAGGAAGTAAAGACCTTTTACAATCAGCACGCCCCCGGCATAGTCGAACTTTTGGAAGAGGAACGCCAGAGAAGCGATACGCAGGTTTACGATTACCAGAAAACGGAACAGGACGAAACGGGCTATGTGGACGTTTTGCATATGTTCTGGAAGGAAACCGAAGAGGTTAATACTCCCATGTCTGAAATCGTATCAGGCGAACCGAAAGGCAGCGCCGCAGACCATGAAGAGGACGACGAAGGGATAATCCTCTACGAAACCACGCTTAACTATGCGGTGGAGTGCCAGGGGTATGTATTAAGGGAGGAAGAGAACTTCTACGAACACGCCCTTTACCCCTTTGTTACCTTCCAGTGGTATCCGAAAAGAAAGAGTTTCTGGGGCAAGTCCGAGTCTACGGATATTATCGCCTCCCAGAAGGAAAGCAACCGCCTTTCGGGTATTTCGCTGTTATCGGCTTATATCGCGGGGCTTCCCGATCTTGTCTATAACCCCGATTGGATAAACGAAGATGACCTTACGTCCTCGGCGGGCGGCAGGATGATCAAGGATCGTTCACAGGCAGGGGTGGGGAACATTAACTATCTTCGCCCTCCTACTCCGGCGAGGCATATCCCGCAGATGAAGGAAGATTTAACTGCGGGTATGAAAGAAACCTCCGGCGTTCACGAGGCATGGAGTGGCAAAGCCCCTTCCGCAGACCTGAACGCTTCTGCCATTATCGCCCTGCAGGAGGCAGCAGGGGTAAGAATAAGGGGTATTCAGCGCAGGCTTGCGAGTGCCTTAAAGGAAATGGGCAGGATATGGCTGGCACACTGGAAGGAATTTTACGCCGAACCGAGATTGCTGCGTAAAGCAGGCCCCGGCAACGAAACGGGGTTCGAGTGGTTCACAGGCACGGACTACAAGGAAATGCAGTTCGACGTAAGGATACAGGCGGGGACAGCCTCCCCGTTTAGCAAGACTCTCGCCATGACCACGCTTAAAGAATTATTGGAGATGCAGCTTATCACTCCCGAGGAATACTTCGAGCTTATGCCCGCAGACGTTTTGCCGCAGGCGCAGAAGATACTGCAGATGAGGGAGGAAGAAAAGCGCAGGCAGCAGGAACGGCAGGAGGAAATACTGCGGGAAGAAATACAAAATATGCTGTTAGAAGGCACACCGGGGCAGCAATCCGCACCGGGGCAGGAACCCATGCCGCAGCAGCCTATGCCACAGCAACCGCAGCAGCCTATGCCGGAACAATCCGGGGGCATGGTTTACTAAGAAAGGGTGGTGATAACCGTTGGCAAAACCTATTCTGCACAGAAATTCAGAAGTCGATAGGGAAACAGTAGTATGGGCGGCCAGTACTGACCCCAGATATGTGAGTATGCCGCTTGGGAATCTCGCCCCTGTGTTAATCTATGTTGATAACGGGGTGGGGCAAACGCTTACCGTTAATTTTGAGTACAAGATAGGCGACGATGATGTGGGTTGGTATGACAGCAGCAACAACGAGATGGAGTTTACCGTTCCGGCCAGTACCAAAAGGGTGTTCGGCCCCTTCGAGTACTTCCCCCGTTTTTCGGGAGGCAGGCTGAAAATCGTTCCGGGGGCAGCACCGGTGGCAGACGACGAAACTTTAGTGGTAATACAGGAAGTATAACCCGGCACTCTAAGGAGTGCTTTTTAGTATCAAAAAGGGCGTGAACGCAGCAGGTAGTTTGACGCCTTCTACCAAAATTTAGGAGGAATAACCGATGGACGATGAAAAAGTACTTTCGGGCGTAGAGGAAGAGGAAGCTCCCGACGCCGGGGAGCAGGAAGAAGAGGACTTATTCAGCACAGGGGACGAGGACGAAGCCGAAGGAGAGGAACAAGCAAGCGAAGCGGAAGAAACCGAAGAAAAGGTAGACCCGAAAGCCTTTGCCGCTAAACTGGCGAAGGAACGGGAAAAGATTGAACAGGAGACAAAGGAACGGCTTGAAAAAGAACTGCGCCAGGAATACGACCAGAAATACGGGCGCACACAGGAACAAGGATCGCAGCAGCAATCGCAGCAGCAGGGGCCTCCACCACTACCGAGGGATCAACTGGAAAAACTGGCCGACGACCTGGGCATGACCCCGGAAGCGGCTAACGCCATGTATATCCAACAGTGGAGGATTAATCAGCAGAACAACAGCCTCAAAAAGCAGGAAGAGTACTTGAAATCCCTGCAGGATAACACGGCTAAAGGAGAGACACTCCGCCGGATAGAGGAAAAGAGGCAGCAGAACCCCAACCTGCCGGAAGCAGATACGAACCAGCTTGAAAAAATCCGCAAGGATTATAAATACAAGACAGGCTACGATCTGCCCTGGGACGACGCTTACGACAAGCTGGTTGCGCAGGAGGCCATGAGTGGCAATCTTGAACGCTCCGCACAGCAGAAGGTAATCAACAACATTACCTCAAGGGGCAAGGCAACCGTTCAGGCCGGTAAGGGCGGGCAGGCGAAGAAGCCGAGCATAGAGGACATGAGTAAAGAGGAATTTGACAGCCTCGTGGAACAAGCGAAGGCAGGCAAATTCAAGAAAGGTTAAATCTTACCAAGAGAGGTGAAAATATATGGCAACCGTAGGAAACTTTCAAATGGGCACAGGTCAGGCAGCTTACGGCATGGCAACGGCAGGAACCGATGCAATCACGGTAAACCTGGGCTTTAAGCCTATTTATGTAAGGGTTTACAACGCCGATAGCAGGCTGACAGTGGAGAAGTTGCGCGGCAACGACGATGTGGATATGGGCGGCGGGCTTAACCGTCCTGCCAACGGTGACGCAGTAACAGAGTTGGGGGGAGACGGCATCAGCTTTACCGACAGCGGCTTTGTTATCGGCACGGATTGCACTACAGACAACGAAGATTATATGTGGATGGCTTTTGGTTAAAGCCACCGTTTCAAAACAACAAGGAGAGGTGAATATAAATGCCTAACAGGTATTCAGGTGTAAACGCAGTCGGCCAGCAGGCACAGACGTTCTATGATCGTACTTTATTGGAACGCCTCCTGCCTACGTTGGTGTTTTTAAAGCATGGTCAGAAGAAAACTATCCCCAAGCGGGAAGGGGCAACGGGTAACTGGAGAAGGTTTACTTCTCTCGATGCCGCAACTACGCCCCTCGTCGAAGGGGTAACTCCATCAGGAAGCCGCCCGGTAGTCGAGGCTGTTACCGCAACAGTACAGGGCTATGGGGATTACGTCTATCTTACCGACCTTCTGGATATGGCAGGGATAGATGATGTGGCTACGGAAATGTACGAAGTACTCGGAGAACAGGCAGGGGAAACCCTCGATACTATCGTCAGAGATGTGGTAGCCGCAGGAACAAACGTCTACCGCGTCAACGCCAGGGCCGCTCGCGGTGATGTGGAAGCCGGCGATATAATGGACGGGGTTACAATGAGGCGGGCAAGAAGGATCATGGCCCGCAACAATGTTAAGCCTGTGCAGGGCGCCGGTGCGTATGTCGGCTTTGTCCACCCCGACGTAGCCTATGACATTATGGGCGATGCC